GTTCGGTAATCCTCATCCCATTCAACTTCTGTTGTAAGGATGCTGGTAAAAGAAAGAGAACTGTCTCCAAAAGAACCCACGCGGTCAGTAAGCTGACCCATGATAGGAGCTCGGTTAAGTGTCATTAGGTTTGCCCCTGCTGACAACGTAACTGCCTGAGCCTTGGTAATCGCCTTGGTAGACATCTTAGAAAGAATCTCTGCAAGGTCTACGATCTCCCCAGATTGTGTTTGCTTAGAACCCATCTCAGCCATTGTGGTCTCTGGAGTTAGGTTTGGTTTTACTACGTCTTCTGACATATGTTTGAGTTTAATTCTCTTGTTTATTTAGCTATTTGATCTACTAACCAAGCAATGAACGTGATGAGAGCCAGGAAGATGGTCCAACCTTTTGCTCCCCACTCCTTAATCTCTTTCAGAATCGTCTGTCGCTCTTCTTTCTTCGCTGTTTCCACTTTGTGTCCGTTCTCTAAAACTTTAACACGATCGTCAATGTTCTTGAGTTGGGTCAAAACCGTTTGCAAATCAGCCTTTGTCATCAAGTTCGAGAGCTGTCTTTCAATCGCCGCCAAATCTTTCACGTCCGCCTTCTTTTCAAGGTCTGTGAGAAACCTTGTCATCTTTTCATCAACCCCCCTGACCGTGCGTTCAATGTATCCGTATTGTGTATGGAGCTGAATCAAGAGGTCATGGTCGCTCTGATTCATTTTTGTTTCCATTCTATGCTAGATAACTATCGTGTTGAATGACGACTCCCCCATTTGAAGCACCGCCAGTACCGCCAGAGAATGAATCAGATGTGTTGTCGCCACCGGCTCCTCCGGAGGAATCAATGGTCCCTGATGTGGCAGTGGCAGAGTTGTAAATAACAACAGCCATTCCTCCGGCTCCTCCGCCCCCTGCGCCATCTTGCGCGGTTGTGGCATCCTCACCGTCTTCACCAGATACATCAATGGTCCCCGTAAAGTTAAGGTCTCCAGCACATTCGATGATTATTGCTCCTCCTCCGGCTCCTCCATTCGTACCTGTGCCCGTTCCCGTACTGCTTCCTCCGGCTCCTCCGCCCCCTGCGGACGCTCCACCAGCGTTTGATGCTGGGCCACCTTGAGATCCATCGCCTCCAGCTCCACCGATTCCTCCGGCTCCTCCGCCACCCATTGCTCCAAAAGATCCATTGTCACTTGTTCCTCCAGCACCTCCAGAACCAGGTGTGATCCATATACCTCTAAATTTTTTAAACTCTCCGTCTGTGTAAAGAAACAGGTTTGAGTATTGACTACCACCAGTACCAACACCAGATGCACCACCAGGGTTTGTTCCGTGATGGTCAGAATCATCTAATACGTGGGAAGCTGTGTTCCCATCATTGTTTGCTGAACCGCCTTGTCCACCTATGCCGGTAACGTCAACGGTTGCGCTAATTGTCACATCCCCAGAACAACGCAGCAAAACCAAAGTTCCGTTTGTGTTTGGGTTGGAGAATGTGAGGTTATTTGTTGCGATCGTAATCTCTGAATAGTTCTTAACTACAAACGCCGCAGCTCCACAATCAATGTCTACGGTTCCTCCAGTGGTATCCAGGGAACCATCTGAACCATCGCCACCAAACTGACGTGATTGAAGAAAGATCTCGTTCATGTCACTGGCTGGCAATGGATCGCCTGAAGAATATGGGTATGATGTCATATGCTAGGCAGTTGTGAACGTGTACTGACACGAAATGAATAAGCTGTCTGATGCTCCTTTATCCCAACCACCTGTGCCTCCAGTAAGGATGTGGCTCCATAGTTGTCCAGAGTTTGACGAAGCTGTTCCATCAATAAATGTACCGAACTCTTCATGTGTTCCGGTTCCGTCTCCAGCAGCGAAGAAAAAATCAATGTAAGCAATGTTCTCATCAAAAGCCTGGGATGATACACCCCCACGATATGACTCGGATCCGAGCTGAGTGTCGGCATTTGTTGGGGTGGCTGTGCTTGATCCTACCGCCCCATAAGTAATCTCACCGGAATACGTGGCATCTCCTGCAAGCAATCGAGCCATGACCTCCCGGCCTTCTGTCGTGATTAGGTTTTTTTGCTCTGTATGAGCCAAAATGAGCCCTTCTCGTTCGAGGTAGTTCAGTAGAACCATGTTCTTTGAGCGAATGTACTCACGGATCAAATCTAGGACCTTCCAAGTACCCTCAAAACCTTTTAAAGAGACGTCGAAAGTTGATTCCGGCGTGACCCACTCTGGCATCTTGAATGATCGAATGATCCCCTCGATGCCAGTTTTTTGATTGTCTTTTTCTAATGTAAGCATATTACGTGAGTTTAAAACTGACAGATAGAAGCCCTTGACGTTTGGGGTCTGTCGGCCACGGACTTGGAACATAGTTCGCGAGGACCCAGATCGGTTCAGTATTAGCCCCCAGTGGATCATCTTGAATGTCTTCTGCGATCTCGATTGTGGCGTCGTCTTCTTCCGCTGTGACTAAACTAATCGACTCTGAAATCTCAACTGTCTGGATGTCTGTTTCAATTGGCTCAGCAACCTCAGCGTCTGAGGCTTGCTGTGGATCCGGTTCAAGAAGTTTTGCCAATAATTGCTGGAAGGTCTGGGTCCGAGTATTTACGAGCTCTACGTCGTAGACGAAAGACGTCGGGTCAGCCGCTGTAAATGTCAGTCGTCTAATAATGTAGTCAGCATCAATACCTCGTGCTGTGTTTTCTAGGCGAATTGACATTCCGACATTGAGCCCAGGTGTATACGTCCGGAACTTTAACTCTGTCAGTTCATCCTTATAGCGCAAGATCTCTGCTTGTGCGCGCTTGCGTGCCACGGCCAAATCTTCGATGGAGTTATCTCGAATCAGCTTCGCTCGCTCCCCGAACTGAGCAATGCTGGCTGAATCCTTTGCGATTGCTTTGACTGGCACCTTTCGGTTTCCAGAGAACTCAATGACGTCTCCGTCACTCAACGCACCGTTAAAGCGGATTGACTGGTTCTGGTAGTTATAGAGCACGTCAAACGATGCGAACGTGTCCACAAAGTCCACACCAACCGTCTGAGCCACTGAGTTCACCTCAATAGCAAGGTTGGCAAACTTGAACGGCAAGTTGAACGACTTGGATGTGTTACCCGAAACCGTGATCTCGTCTGTGTAAGTAGATGCCTCATCATAGAGCCCACCACGCACCTGAACACTGTTTGTGATCTGTGTCCCCTCAATTTCTCGTGTGAGAGAGCGGTACACAAACTTTCCAGTGTCATCCTCTAAATCAAATGGGGCTGTTTCAGCCAACATCGGATAGAAATGGATGTCTTTATCAGGGTCGATGTACCAGTGGTACTGCAAGATGGAAGCAAGTTTCTTGAGACAGTCCGAAGGAGTAACCCCGTTAAACACGATTTTGTCGATAACGAAGGTACTAGCCACGTTGTTTGTGGTGAAAGACCCGTCGGTGTAGTTGGTGGCAATGTCGTCAATGATGTCTTCAATTGTTTCGTTCTCGTATGAATTGAGAACCAACTGAGCATCAAACAAGTAAGTGTGATCTGCGCAAGCCACCTCATACACAAGGCCGTCGGCCCCACTCATGACCGATTCACTGATGGATACAATTTTTCCACCGAAGATTTTGGTTGCATCATCATAAACCTCTACGTCATGACCGATGCTTGGTGTATACGCGCGACTACCCTGGCGGTACAAAAAGCGCATTGAATCTACCTCGTCCGTCAAGTTCTGCTCGACCTCTAAGCTAGACCAGTCGATATGGTCGCTTCGGTCTACGCTGTCGAGATTGACGGTAATAGCCATACTAGATAGGTACGCGAGTATTTATCTTTAATCGACTCATGATCTCCTTTGTGACTTGCTGAGCAAGGTCTCGGTTTTGAGTATCAGTTCCACCGGCGGCGTTGAGTGTTACGTTTACGTTATTGACTGAGCCTTGCTGAATGTCTGAGACACCTCGAAGCTGTGAGGATGTTCCTCCCCGTACTTCCGCAATAGCATCCGCAAGACGTTGGTATAGCTGGATCTCTGCTTCAATCTGGTTCTTTGTGATCTCAAAATTACGTTCTGCAAGGGCTTCATGCCGCTCAGTAGCTGACTTCTGTAATTCCTCGATAACACTTTCTTTGAGAGCAAACGAGGCAATCTCCTGCTGTTCTTTTGCTTGAGACGCTTCAAGTTCAGTCTGCAACCGAGTCATCTTTTCATTGAACTCTTGCTGTGCAATCGCACGACGTGCCTCGAAGTCTTCAACCGCACGCTCAAGGTCTGTCAGGCTTGCACGTCGACGAGCCTTAGTGACTGCCCCCTCAATGCTCTGGATGAAACCAGCGTTTGCCTGGAGAGCGGCCTGTTCAGCAGATAGTCGGTCTTGTAGTTCCTTGCGGCGATCTGCGTTTGTTGATTCTGAAAGCTGCTGCTGAAGATCAGCGATGCGTTCCTCAGTAGCAATGACCTCCTCAGCAACGGTTTGTGTGTCACTTGAACGGTCCTTACTAAACGCTCGGTTAAGATCATCAATCTCCGCTTGAGTAGCAGCAATGTCCTCACGAATACTCGAAAGGTTCTTTGTGTGCTCGTCACGAAGTTTGCGAAGTGAACTTGAAGCCTCATCTTCAAAATCGACGTACTCTTCTTTCAATTTTTCAACCTCTTTACCAGTACCGTCGAGCTCTGCTCCTGTGTCTTGTGCCCCGTGCTGCAAGGTGCGATAAGCGTTTACTGCTGCACGTTCTACTGGCTGGAAGCCCTCAAGGTTGAACGCCCGGTTAAAACTTGCTCCCACGTCCTCCCAGATGCTCTTTGTTACTGCTGAGTTGATCTGGCTGTCTTGAGTGAACTGGCGGTAAGCGTCTGACGTTGATTGGAATACATCAATGTTGACCGACTTGAACGACTCAAGGGCACCCGAGAAGTCACCACGCATGGCCTTAACAATCCCTGCGACTCCCTGGCGGAGTCCAGCAAAGATCTGGTCGGCTGCGTTTCCGATGTCCATGAAAGCAGCAACGGCCACTTTTCCAAGGTTGAACATCTCTTTGGCAAAAATGCCGGCTGTAACAATCGCACCACCCGCACCTTTTGAGAGGCCGATGATGAAGTGTGTTGCTTGAAAAATGAATTTAGACAGGTTTGCGAGACTGTCTGATTTTTGGTTAAGGCTGTTTGTCGCACCATCAACTCCCATGATGAGAGACTCAAGTGTCGGCATCAACGCAAAACCGACCTCTTCTTGGAGGTCGCCTAAGTTGTTTTTTGCACGCTGGACACGTCCAGCAAAAGTGTTTCCGATTGTCTCAGCAGCACCCTTAAAGTTGTCATCAAGAATCTCGGTAAGGATGCTGACCTTTTCGGTCTGGTCCGCAAGGTCAAACGCTTCTACTTGCGCCTGTGTCATTGCCACACCGTACCGGCTCAAGATACCAATACCAGATGTGATCGCTTTACCTACGGCAAGTGTCGCGCCCTGGAGATCAGCAGTGAGTTCTCCGGTCTTTGCGTTGGCTGCCCCCATGTCCAAGATACGTGGAAGCAATTCACCAATTTCATCCCCAGTAAGTTGGAAGGTGGCAAGTAGTGCCTGCTGGTTGATGATTTGTTCATCACCAATAGCTGTGACCTGCTGGAGTGCTGCTGCTTGCTGCTTGAGAGCCTCAAAATCGCCCTCTCTTGCCCCTCGGACATTAGAAATGGCGTTCGCCAGCTTTGATTCAGAAATCGCCTGTGTGTTAGCAGCTTCAACACTGGCCTGAGCAAAGTCTTTGACAGCACGGATCGTAAACGCTCCAGCAATAACACCACCCAAGGTGCCTACACTGGACCTGAGCTTGCTTACTGAACTGTTAACCTTCGACAACTGAGTCGAGAGTTCGTTTTTCAGCTTCAAGACGAGTTGAAGCTCGCGTTTATCGGCCATGCTTTTTCTTTAGGTATTCATTAGCTTTCGCCTGTCCTATGAGCTTGTGCTGAATGTGATTAACGAACCATTGGGGCTGGTCCATGTATGTATGGAAGTCCCAGCCCATGTGTTCGCAGATCTCAACCATCACCATCTCAGGTTCAAACTTCACTTTCTTCCCTCGGAAGAGTTCGAAGTAAGTTTGCGCTAGGTTGTCTTCTCCCCGCTCTGTTTTGGGAAAAGCTGTGTCAACTCATCGTCTAGGACCTTGTAGTCGCTTACGTCGATTTGATCTAAGAGAATCTCTACGATCTTGTCTGCTGACTTCTCTTCATCCACACGCACAATGAGAGCCTTCATAGTCTCTTCACTTGCGTTTTCTGACTTGATGATGCGGAACATCTCTCGGGGAGTCATCCATGCGTAGATCTCGACCTCTTTCCCTGATTTTGGGAGTGTGAGGGTTTTTGTTTCTCGTTGTGACATAGTTTCTATTTCTTAATGACGTACTTATAGCGACACTTCGGACATCCCTTGTAGGCTGCTGAGAGCCGCCAGACCGAGTAGAGAAGACCCGGGATTATCAGGAGTAGCCAGAGACCAAGCTCGATGATGAAACTCCCGGGCACTATTCGAGTGTCCTTTCCTTCGTATTTACAATTTGGACAAACGATCTTCATACTAGGCACTTTCTACGACGTCGTATTCAGTAGTTAGGTTTCGAAGAACAAGTGAGCTTGCCTCTCCGTCAATCTCGTTAAAGTAAGCCTTCGCTGTAATTGGCTGAGTGATAATCTCATCTCGGCCACTGTCACGGTTCCAGTCCTTCACTTGAACACGGTTCAGAATCAATGTGATTGTTGGGTTGTAGCTTCCACCAATAGTCTGAGATCCAGTAATGGTGATCTGCATGTACTTGTAGGTGTCTGAGGTGTAGAGATCCTTGAAGGTGTCGTCTGTGTAGTTCGGAGTAAACTCAACCTCGATCGCGTGCATGGTGTTGTAAATGTCATCTGGGGTGTATGAACCAAGCACAGGGTCTCGAGTGAGTCCCTGATCCCATCGAACAGTCACTGACTTTGCCTTGGTTGCTGTTGCGCCAGAAAGACCTCCCTCTGTGTCAGCAAACTTGATCTCTACATCCTTACCAACAAAGTCATACTCAGTGTCATAACTTGGAGAATCTGCGTTCACGCTTGCCTCTGTTGCTTCGACATTCGCTGAGAATCGTAAGTAGTCATCCACAGTTGCGGTCAACTCAAGTGTTCCAACCATTCCGTTTGTAAACGCGTCCTGGCTGTTTGCCCCATCCTTTGCGATGAAAGTCAACGCTGGGTGTGAGATTGAGTTACCAACTGAGAACGTGTGATCGTACACACCTGATCCAACAAGTGCGCTAGATACTGCCCCATAGATGTTGTAGAGCAAGTACCCGATAGTGTCTGCGTGAATGATTCCAGCAAGCTCTCCCTCGATGTGCTTAGACACCAAGCGGGTTCCTAGTGAATCTTCAATACGGTTGCGATTTGAATCGTCGTCAACCTTTTCAGCGCGCTCAACAATAGTTGCGCTGACGTTTTTGACCCACTTTTCGGCGGATCCTTGTGGAGTACCACGGTTTTCTTCAACCGCGATACCCAGCTCAATCTGTTTTCCGATGATCTCTGACATATGTTAGTCGTTAGTGATGAGTTTGATACTTAGTGATAGTTCCGCCGATATGAGTAGGCCGGCGTGTTCTTCAAAGACGTTGATGTCTCCCCCTGTAAGTCTCCACCAGATGCGGTGGCCTTCTGCACTTGCCCCCTGGTCCCAGTCTGCGTCGAATTGATCCACTACTGCGTCGATCAGTCCTGCCATAACAGTTCCATGCGCTGCCTCCATTCCCTTCTGCCTTACCTCCTGGATGAGAACGATGGTGTAGATGTACTCCTTCAAGTTCTCCTGGTTCGTCTCAAAGTCGTTGGTAAAACTTTGGTAGTAGTACACCGCCGCAGGAAAGCCGCTGATCTGCTCAGTGCGTTCCAGTGGTCTGTCGTAGATGATCGCCAGCTCGTTCACTGAATCGAGTGTCGTCTGAATTTTTGAGTTGAGTGTGACGAGTGACATACTATTTGATTAAGTCTCTGATGATCGTAGTGACAAGAGCATCCTGGAGTTTCTCGACTTCTTTCTTCTTCTGTTCCAATGCGTAGTCGAGCCATGGTCTTCCTGCCATTTTGCTTGTTCCGTCGTGGACCCATTTGCCATACTTGGCTGCTTGAGTATCCACGAAGATAATCCCCACTAAATCATTCAGGTCAATCTTTGTTCTGTGGGCTTGTCGAAGGTTCCCCGTGTCTTCCGGTGTACCTCCTCCGTTTCCTCCAACCCGCCAGGCGGGTTTTTTGGTTTCTCTCAGGACAACCGCTGTCGCTCGTTTCAGGTAGGTCCCCGTTGCAAGCCTGGCCTTTCGAGGATGTCGACGAATCGCCGCAGCAAACTCTTCTAGGCCCTCCCACTTAGCGTTTTCCTGTGCCATATGCCCTAGCTAGTCCCTTTTCTTAGATGGAGCTCGTAGTGCTTGTTCCCGCCGGCTGCGAGATTGTCTTGGATCGCCATGACCGAATACTGATCGGACCCTAGGATCAAGATGTCTCCCACAACCACATCCTCTGTTCGAGCGCACCAGACAATAAAGTCCAGTTTGTAGGTTGCTGCTACCGAAGCCACTAGGTTTGGGGATGCCTGTTGAAGATGCCCATTGAAGGTCCCCTGAGTGACAAGCGATGACTTGTTGTTATCGCCTCCCACATCGGACGTCCCGTAGACCATGCGCTTCACGGTGAACTCGTTCGTGTAAAAGCGTTCTATGCTCATAAGGCGAATTTCTTATAACCCGCAAGGGCGGCCAGTGCCTTGTTGTATTCATCCCAACCTTCTGAGTTCTCGTAAGTCACCGCGTAGTTCCCAATTTTTTCGCTCTTGATCGAACCGGATCCTCCACCACGGTTATAGTTGTAGATACCTGCGGCAAGTATGGTCGCTGCGAACTCAATTGCTGACGGGACGTTTACTGAGTATCCCCATTTGGCTGTGATGGCATGGTTTCCAAGTCCTCTGAGCCATACGCGTCCGCGCAGGTGTAGTTCAGTGATTGGCTTTGACTGGGCTGAGAAGTCCCGTGGGACTTTGTAATAGCCGTTTGATACATCCGCCGTCAGTGTCTCAGTGCTATCCCCATAAGGATCAAGCCCAAGCGAAACCTCTGTGATCTCGACACAATCATCAATAAGCAGGTTGTCAGAGTCGTTTCCGTTATACCTACGAACACTTGCTGTTGATTCAGCAATAAAGTTGCGGTCCGTGATCTTGTCGATCATGTCAACGGCTGCATTGATTGCATCATCGGCCTCACCAGACGTAATGGTCGTGTTGAGAAACGCGGCGACTTTAGCTTCGGTTGTATAGGCTTTGACGACGGCCATAGAGTGTTTTTTGTTTAACGAGAACCTTTATGAGTTCGTAACGCTCATTCTCAATCGGGTGGATCGTGATAATGATCTTCCCGGTTTCTTTATCTTTGTATTTGTACTTTCCCATCATAGGTTCATCTGAAAGGGCCACGAGGACCCTCTCAGTGAACTCACGATGCTGAGCCCTACCTATGTCTAGGCGGAAGCTGCCGCAGTCAAGAGTCGTGTCATAGCATTGTCGATAACAGTCACGTAACCGACGCGCTCGATGAAGCGCACTGCCTGACGGTCGCTAGTGATGAGGTTGATGTCAGCACTGTTAGCAACGTTTCGAACGGTTCCAGCATTGAATCGGTCCATGCGGATTCCGCCCTTTTCACCGAAGATCGCAGCCTTCTTCATGTCTCCGTAGAGCACGAATGCGGTATTAGCTGCTGAGTCACTCTGCTGTGGCATCTTTTCAACGAGTACAACTGGCTTGCCCCAGATAGTAGCTGGACCAGACTCAGAAGGACGCTGGAAGATGTAAGCGTTTTGAGTGTCTTTGAGCTGGCGAACCAAGCTCATGATTGAACGGTGCATGTAGAACTTACCGTTTGCCTGAGCACCCTGTGGGGTGGTGTCGATCATGCTGAGGAAATCATCAGCAGTAACACTGGCAAATGTGGTTCCAGCCATAGTGACTGATCCCAAGTTTGAGTTGCGGAGAAGTCCTGTGAATGATCCGTAAGTTGAGGTTCCGTCTCCATTGAAGAAGGCGTCATCCTCAGCACCTGCGAACCCTTCAGCTACACGTTCAGCAAGGAATGAAGTGATGTCGATCTCAGAGTCCTCTAGGAGCGTGTTGGTCATCGTTACGATGGCGTAAAGACGCTTCAAAGTAAGAGTTCCCTGTCCGAGCACGAACTGAGTTGAAAGCAATGAAGCTGTTTCAGTATCTGCCCAGCTAACTGTTACGTCAGTAACAAGATCGTTCACTGTGTAGCTTCCCTTAGAAAGCTGATGGAGGGTCATCTCACGACGAGCCACACCGTAATCAGTCATCAAGTGGTTGATCTCAGCGTTAAGCTCGTCATCCACCAAGTATCCTCCAAATGGAGAACCAGATGAGTCGGTTGTAAGTTCCTTCTTGTAGAACGAACTTTCCTTGTGCATCTTCATCAAGGTCTGGTGCTCACCAGTAAGGAGGGCTCCAAGGAACTTGCGGAAGCGGCCGTTAAATGATGCACGTGCTTCCTTCACGGCTGGGTTGTAGATACCAGCACGCTTTTCTTTGAGGTCAACGTGCTCTTTGAGAGTCTTCTCAATAGCTTCCTTTGCCTCAGCTTTGACTTCAGAAACTGCGTCTGAAAGCATCTTCTTGAGAGCCTTTTGAGTTTCC